TAAAGGTTAGAGAAAACGGTAGACCAAAGCTGCAAATATTTAATACTTGCCCTAATCTAATACGAGAACTCCAAAGTATACCGTTATCAAAGACCAATCCTGAAGATGTAGATACACATGCTTCAGACCACGCATATGATGCATTGCGTTATATGATAATGAGCCGACCACGAATGGACAGCCCATTAGAAAGACTTAGAGGTATAAAAAGAGAAATACATCTTCCCTCTGATTCTACCTTTGGATATTAAATATGGCAGATAACGAGAATACATTTTTAAACGCTGATAACATTTACATGGATGTTGAAGGTGAAGCTGGAAAGACACTAGCTTTAGAACTAGAACAAAAAAGTAATCTCGTAGGCATTATTCAAAGTAGATTTTATCAAGCCGAAGATGCTCGAAACTCTGATGAAACTAGATGGCTAAAAGCTTATGAAAACTATCGAGGGTTATACAACAAATCAGTTAAGTTTAGAGATTCTGAAAAATCTAGAATCTTTGTAAAGATTACAAAAACAAAAGTCCTTGCTGCCTTTGGACAACTTGTTGATGTTATCTTTGGTACAGGTAAGTTTCCTATTGGTATTGCAGAAACTAAAATACCTGAAGGTGAATTAGGTCAAGCTCATTTAGATGTTAATAACCCACAACCCGGATTAGAAACATCCATACCTGATGATATCGGTAATCGGATTGAAGATAATCCATATGATGTTGGTTATGAAGGTGATGGAAAAGTTTTAAAACCCGGAGCAACATTTAATAAAGGTATCTTTTCTGATACAATAGAAGATCAAATAGAAGATAGTTTAGTTGAAGGGTTTAGTCCAAACCCACAAGCGATAGAATTATCTCCAGCTCAAAAGGCTGCGAGAAGAATGGAAAAGCTTATCCATGATCAAATTGATGAATCGAAAGGTTCATCTGAAATAAGAAATGCTCTTTTAGAATCTTCTCTACTTGGTACAGGGATTGTAAAAGGACCTTTCAATTTTAACAAGAAGTTAAACAAATGGGATATGGGTGAAGATGGTGAAAGAAACTACAACCCTATCGAAGTTAGAGTACCTAGAATAGAATTTGTAAGCTGTTGGGATTTTTATCCTGACCCTGCTGCAACAAGTATTGAAGAATGTGAGTATGTAGTTCATCGTCATAAGATGAATAAATCACAACTTAGACAACTTCGTAACATGCCTTATTTTGACGAAGATGCAATTCGTGCATGTTTAACTGAAGGTCCAAACTATATTGAAAAAGATTTTGAGTATCAATTAAAAGATGATGCTCGTAATGATGAGTATCAAACTAACTTTGAAGTTATTGAGTATTGGGGTATCATGGATGCCGAATACGCTAGAGAAGTTGGTATAGAATTATCAGATGATATTGATGATTTAGATGAGGTACAAATCAATGCATGGGTATGTGGTAATCAATTACTCAGAGCAGTAATCA